AGGTCGCCAGGTGCTGGATCATTGCTTCCTGACTGCCGGGCTCACGGGCGACCATGCGCCGGCAGGTCTTGTCCAAGATCAACGCGGCCAACTCCGGGTTTTCGACCCTCGTGGCGTCGAAGGCCTGGGCGATGGCGATGGCCAGTTCGCCCAGGTCTGGGTCCTCCCGCTGAAGCGCCTTTAGCGCATTCATCTGCCGCGCGGTGATGGGTAGCGACACGTCTCGATTCCTTTGCAAGCACGCTCACACCAAGCGCAGCGGTAATGGTAGACCAGCCTGCCGGAGTCTGGTTTCCACCGGGCGCAAAAAAGCCCGCCGGAGCGGGCCTTGATGTGGGGAGCCATTGAACATAAGAGGCGTTATTAGCAACGCGGTGGCTACTCCTTCGGCACCCAGCGGCCGCGGACGTATGTGCCTTGCGCCTCATCCGGCGCCACTTCGCGGCCTAGCACGTACGAGACCAAAGCCCCACGCGGCACCACGGCGACCAGTCGCCATCCTTGAGTTAGCGCCTGATTGACTTCGCCTACGCCGATTACCTCCTTCACCTCGTCCACTTCGTGCATCTGCATTAGTACTGCTCCTTACGTAGCCCGGACGAGGATCGGCTGGGCGGGGGTACCTTTCTATTCGCCCGAGAAAACCTTCGACAAGTACCTTTCGTCGCTTTAGTTCCGCCGCCTGGATTTTTCTTTATTAGCTGCTATGGTTCCTCATATCAGACAGCACGCCATGAAATAGAGGGAGCGACGAAGCACGGATGCGAAACTATTTCCAAACAACGCGACCATTCGATACAGGTCTATTCGCCCCCCTAGCGAAAAGAACAGAGAGGCCACTTTTTCGCCTCAGCTTCATATTTAATTTGAAATGCAATGCCAATATTATTAGTAAGATATGGCCTGACCGGCATATAACTATTTAAAAAATCTTTGATGATTATTATATACCACACGTAAAGGAGTACGCAAAACATGCAACTTACTGGAAATGATACGCCGACCCCAGGCAAATCCTATGCTATTCATCAGTATCCACAGCTTTCAAATGAATATGATATGCTTGCTGTAACAGTGAATACCAGCTATAACACTCCAGGGGATGTGACAATGTCAGTCTGGGAGGGTCATACAAGCCAAAAGTTCGAATGCGTTGAGTTTGGGGGATATATCGGCTTTATTTGTCGTGTAGCCCCTGCCAGCCCTAACGGAGCCTACCTAGGCTACAACTCTCAAGAGAGGCTTATCTGTCAAGCTCAGTACGAACAAGAGTGGGAACAGATGGTTGTAAATAAGATTTCATCTGGGGGGTTCGAATGGTGTATGAGGAAGGACAACCACCTTGCATTCGTTTCATATAAAAAAGCATATCCACATCTCATGATACTAAGGGACTTCACTGAAACGTGGGGCTTCACGGAATGGACACTGTAGTATCAGCGGCAGAACAAAACTATAATCCATATTACTTTCTAAGTTAGCAACGGCAAAATAATACTGATTTCAGTAAGCTGCTAGGCAGAGAAATAGGCCGAGCAGAATCGAAGCAAGACTAAAGGTCGATCTTACCTTTGGTCTTGTGTTTTTACTAACTTTCTCAGGTTCGTCCACCCCAATGCTTAAGCAGCCCCCTCCTTACTATCTCCGATGGCGGATTGGGCATAGCTCTCTACCAACCCACAGTCAGCTTTGCTATCCGGCTATAAGCCCTCCACCTTGTAGCACTGCGATCAATGCCTGACAGGGGCAATACCCTCACTATACTTATGGTTTTCTAGAATGGAGCCGATGCCATGCTAGGTGATTATGCTGTCGGATGTACTGGAGAGGATTACACCAACCAGTTGGCCCCGGAGACAGCCTTATGGAGTTGACCCTGCATGTCGAACAGCAAGGAATACCTGTGATGGGGATAACGTCCGTGGGGCGCTCGACACGATTGGTGAAAACGCTGGCCACATCAAACAGGGTCTGGCACGGCCTAGAACCATAATCTATAACCTGCGTATACGCCGATTGTGTAGGTGTCCGTTATCGACCCATAACGGTCTTTCGCTTTTGACAGTCTGAAAGTTTATGTAATCTCGCGAAATCCGTTCGCAAATTCGTTGTAATACCCGGGATGCCTTTATGCAGACTGCTCAAACCAGGCTACTCGCGCTTGCACTGATAGAGATCAGGACGTTGCTTGCAGATTATCTGGGCAGTAATGTAGATGCTCCAATGAGCGTCCGTGTTGCGGCCCATATGGCCTATGCACTCCACAATGAGGCGGAGGCTACATACAGCAATGCTGACTTTCAACTCGACTGTGCGACCCAGAAAATAGCCGCAATTGATCAGATTCTTGGTGTTTCGGATGGAGCCGCATTGTTGAGTAGATTTGACGTCGAAGACAAAATCAACCCGGATGACGCCCCACCTGGATGACCGCTTCTGGCCGATTTATGCCTGTTGCGAAGGGCCGCTTTTGGCCGGGAGCTGCGGTACGCAACTGAAAGCTTCCGGCCCAAAAAAGCGGCTCCGAATCGCCGAATGAAGGCTAAGAAACCTGATCACCTATCACTATGATGGGTGCTCCGAAGGTTACATCAGATAGCCGAGTAGCCTCAGCTAATGCCCGTAAAGGGGCAGGCAAATCGAAAAGTGTCAGTGGATTCAGTGGGCGGCATTGCAGCTCATACCCCCTCAAGGCCTGGCGTGAATCGCGATGAACGTCTGACCAGTCGTACGCGAAGAACCCACGTTTGGCAAATTCAACGAAAGCGTTTACGCCAGCCCTGGCAGTGACCCGATCTACATCGGACACCTCCGGCAATGAAAGGACAAATTCTTCGGAGTTTTCGACGGAGGGCATTGCGGAATCAGGAACCGGCCCTGGCCCCCCGTAGTGAAGAGCGCAACCTGCCCGACGGCGTCGGTGGCGACCCATCCAACATCAAAGTCCTGGAGAACGAAGGGAGCCACCATTTGCACCTACTTTATAAAAAGGGACGAGTTGATTTCCTAACTCTACTTGCCAGCCCAGAGTGTGTAAAAGCGCGTCGGCAAACTCTTAAAGCGGGAAGAAATTCGACGAGTTCATTGCCCCAGCTTTAAACATCCGGTTCTGGCCGATTACTGCCCGCTACGACAGGCAGAAATCGGCCATAAGCCGACGTATGCAAGCAACCGCTACCGGCCCTTTACGACAGGCAGTAATTTACCGGTTAGTGGGGCTTATCCGAGACGGATATGAGCGGAACAGAAAGGACCGTTCATTACTCAAATTTTAAAGCGACTGATCAACACGCCAAACGATGTAGCCAACCGCGAAAGTTCGTAGCTAGAGGCATTGGTTTGATGTGCTCCGGCTGCAGTTTGTGTGGAAAGATCCTGAATGTTGACTAAGTTACGATCAACCTCACGTGCAACCTGCGCCTGTTCTTCAGCGGCACTTGCGATTACAAGGTTCCTTTCACTGATGGTAGAAACACCCTCAGTTATTCGGTCAAGAGCCTGGCCAGCCTCAACGGACTGCGCCCGCGTATCAGCTGCCAGCTCTTTACTTTTATTCATCGCGAAGACGGCTTCATCAGCTCCAGAACGCACCTGTTGCATCATCGACTCGATGTCCGCCGTCGATGCTTGGGTGCGATGGGCAAGCGCGCGCACCTCATCCGCTACAACAGCGAACCCTCGCCCTTGCTCCCCCGCCCTGGCTGCTTCGATGGCTGCGTTCAAGGCTAAGAGGTTAGTCTGCTCGGCAATGGCTCTGATCACATCAAGAACTTTAGTGATCTCGTTGATGCGGGTGGCAAGCACCTCAACCTTGGCAGTTGAATTTGAAATCTCATCCGCCATTAATCCAACTGAATTAACAGCTCTGCGTACCTGATCACGACCTTCTATAGCATTGCGGCTGGTTTGCTCTGAGGCTTCAGAGGCCCCCGCCGCATTTCTGGCTACTTCATCCACGGCCGCGGTCATTTCGTTCACCGCCGTCGCAGCTTGCTGAATCTCATCATTCTGCCGCGTCAGGCCGCGTGAGCTTTCTTCAGTAACCGCGTTTAGCTCTTCAGATGCAGAGGCCAATTGGTCAGCAGCGCTGCCAATTTCGCTCACCGTAGTTCGTAGGTTATTCTGCATTTTATCGAGTGCGCTCAGCAGTACACTGACTTCATCTCGTCCACTGATTACAATGTGTTTAGAAAGGTCACCATCAGCCACTTCCTCAGCGCTTCGCAACGCGATGGATAGAGGACGAGTGATTGAACGTGTGATAATCAGTCCCAAAGCGATGGCTGCTAGGAAAGCAATTATTACACCTATACCCAATATCCAGTAAGCACTTTTTGTATCGGCCTTTGCTGCATCTGCTACCTCACCGCTTTGGCGATAATTGGAAGCAACAATAACTTGAAGATTATCACTTACTCCCTTGAATGCCGGCGAGACTTTGTCCTGGAAAATCTTGGTAGCGCCATCAATATCACCTGCCTTAGCTAATTCGATTACTGTGCGTGCATTCTGCAAATAGGCTGGCCAGTTCTTTTCGAACTGATCACCTGCCGCACGCTCGTCATCAGCGAGAGGAGTCTGTCGGTACTCCTCGAAAAGTCGGTCAGCCTCTTTCTCGTTTTCAGACATGGATTGAACAGCAGCGTCAAATTTAAGATCTTCTTTTGCATACTTGTAGAGTAGAGCAGCGTGTAAAGATCTGGAGTACGAAAAAACACTTGCGCGGGCATTAGCTGTATTATAAACAGAAATTAAATTATTGCTGACAATGCCTTCTATTGCTTCTTTTTGCTTAGTGATACCTGAATAGCCTAAGAACCCCACTCCTAAGGTAATCATTGCGCACACTAAAAATGCAGAAATCAGTCGCGAGGAAAGTTTGGTTCTACGTAATGCGTCCATAAAGTTCTCGAAAAATATTAATTGGTTGTCCAATCAGGTTTGGTGCAATTACTGTATCGGAAGAAAAATTCAAAACTATAATTTTATTTTATGGCCCTGGTAAATGACATTTACAAGGTAGAGGTTGGTTTTTTTAGAGTAATCAAACGCTGAACGAGACAACACAATAGAATTTCTATCGAGTCGATAGCGTATACACAAATAAAAGGGTTTAAATAATTTAACCCAGGTTTTTAAGCGAATTTAAGCCAGTCGATTGCCTACTTCAACGGCCGTAGAGGGTCGGAAGTCGTCGCTCATGAAAGTCTGCTTTTGGCCAAAAGCAGCCATTACCTACAGGCTACAGACCAAAGCTGATTCAGCTTGGTTGTGTAGCTTTGACTCATCAACTCACGCCGCATAGCCCAGTCAGGATCTGTCGGCACGCTTGCAGAGCGGAGCGTGCCTCTCCCCCAACGAACATTAATCTCATCTAGAACTGTCATCAGCCGAGTTGCCTCTGCCGGCTGTGATTTAGCGAACAGATCATCGGTGTACTCGCCTGGCTGGCATAGGTCGATCAGCATCACCTCGGCCTTGCTATATTTGAAGCCTGGCCTAAATATACGATCAAGCGCCCCTACCGCCGCCTGGGTGAGCAGGCGAACGTCGTCAGTGGGGTAAGGCATATCTACCACCACACCATTGGCGTATTTCGCCTCTTCCGGATTGAACATGCCGGTACGGATGCTCACGCGCACTTTCTTACACAGCGAATTCTGGGCGCGAAGCTTCTCAGAAGCTCGCATCATGTAGGTGGCCACCGCCTCTTTGATAGGAGGCAGTTCCGTCAGCCTCTGGCCGAACATCCGGCTGCAGCAGATCTCCTGCTTCGGCGGATCCGGTTCGTCCAGCTCCAAGCAAGGCGTGCCGCCCAGCTCCCTGGCCGTCTTCTCGATCACAACGCTGAACTTCTTACGGAGAGTCCAGGGGTCCGCCTTCGCCAAATCCATTGCAGACTTGATTCCCATCGCATCGAGGTGAAGTTTCATCTTTCGGCCAACGCCCCACACCTCTGCCACGTCCGTATTACGCAGCACCCAGTCCCGCTTAACCGGATCGGTGATATTGACCACACCACCGGTCTGCGATTGCAGGCGCTTCGCAGTGTGGTTTGCCAGCTTCGCCAGGGTCTTTGTATGAGCAATACCGACACCAACAGGTATGCCGGTGCAGCGAAGTACCTGGGCGCGGATCTGCCGGCCTAAGGCATCCAAACCACCGACACCGGTCAGATCGGCAAATGCCTCATCAATGCTGTACACCTCAACTGCCGGCACCATCGCCTCAATCAGACTCATGACGCGCTCGCTCATGTCGCCATACAGCGCATAGTTAGAGGAGAACGGGACAATGCCGTGTTGCTTGAGCTTGTGCTTGATCTGAAAATACGGCTCGCCCATCTTGATGAACGGCTTCGCGTCGTAGCTGCGCGCGATGACACAGCCGTCGTTATTGCTCAGCACCACGATGGGCACCTTCGCCAAGTCCGGTCGGAATACCCGCTCGCAACTGGCATAGAAGCTGTTGCAGTCGACCAGCGCAAAGGTCGGTTGCGGCTTAGACATGGCTGCGCACTGTGCTGGTGATCACACCCCAGATTGACAGCTCATCCCCTTCGAGAACGTACCGCGCTGGGTATTTGGGATTTTCTGACAAAAGGACAACCTCTCGGCCCCGCTTACATAGGCGCTTGCAGACGGGCTCATTGTTCAGCAGAGCCACCACCACATGCCCGTGCGCTGGCTCAATGGCACGATCCACCACCGCGAGATCGCCTTCGAAGATACCAATCCCCTGCATGCTTTCCCCGGTGATGGCTACCAGGTACACATGCGGTGCGCGGATATTCAGGACCTCATCCAATGAGATGTGCTGCTCAATATGATCCGCTGCCGGCGAAGGGAAGCCAGCCGGAACCTGAAACGAACACATAGGCAGCTTCACGCCTGCCTCAGCGATAGGACCTAAAATGGTGAAGCTCATGATGCGGCCTTTTACATGCACTGTACGAATGTACAGTTAACTTTGTAGGGCGCGTGCGGTCAATTTTTCTGTAGGGGATTTCGACAGACGGAGAAGGCGTATGTGCGGACGATTTGTGCAGTACGAAGGGATGGCGATCTTTATTGAGGAACTGAGCCCCCAAATAGAGCTGTTCGGCGGCTACGACGCTCAGCCTATTGATCGCTACAACGTCGCCCCGTCGACACGGGTGCAGTTACTGCACGCCGCAGAGGATGGGCTGCATATCGATGCAGTCAAATGGGGATGGGCGCCGTTCTGGGCCAAGGGCAATCGCCCCGATCCGATCAACGCCCGTGTAGAGACGGTCACCACGGGAAAGTTCTTCAAGCAACTTTGGCCGAATGGCCGAGCCTTGGTGCCGAGTGAAGGGTGGTATGAGTGGGTCAAGGACCCTGACGATCCGAAGAGAAAGCAGCCCTACTTCATTCGCCTGAAGAGCCAGAACCCCATGTTCTTTGGCGCACTAGCCCAGGTTCATACTGGCCTGGATCCCCAGGACGGCGATGGGTTCGTGATCATCACCGCCGCCAGTGATCAGGGCATGGTGGACATCCACGACCGCAAGCCGTTGGTGTTGACACCTGAGCATGCCAGGGAGTGGATCGACCCCGACCTTACTCCAGCCCGGGCCGAGGAAATAGCAAAGGAATGTTGCCAGCCTGTGGAGGACTTTGAGTGGTATGCCGTTGGCAAAGCAGTGGGCAACGTCAGGAATCAGGGGCCAGAGCTTATAAGTCCGACCCCATCAGCTAAAAAACCACATGACGAACACAACGGCTGTGACCCAGCCGAGAGTAAGCAGAAATGAAAGACCTGCGATGCGCTTGTCCATCTGCTACCAATGAGAGATTGAAAGATCGCGATACGATCTAAAGGGTTCATCTTAGTTCAATGAACCCGTCAAGCCACCGTTCTTTATAAGCGCGAGTAAGCATCACGCGTGATGGGCGCGCGCCGCCTCGCTAGAACAGCAAATTGCGATGTGTATTCAACCCCTCAAATCAAAATAAGCCTCCCAAGGCAGCAGGCTCCCAGTTCATAATTATCAACTCTCCGCTGACTTCGGTCTTGCCCTGCCGCGCATTCGCAGTACTGTAACGAATGTCCACCATCTCAAAGTGAAACCCCTCAAATACCCGCCGGATGTCAGGGTGATCGTTGATGCTGACCATCACCTTGCCTTTGCAGCGCCGCATGAAGTCGGCCATGCGCTCGTAATTTTCAAAGGGAAAATCCACGCCATAACCGGCCGTCTGCCAGTAAGGCGGGTCCATGTAGTGGAAGGTATGGGCGCGGTCGTAGCGCTCGGCACATTCAAGCCAGCCCAAGTTTTCAACATAGGTGCCGGACAGACGCTGCCACGCTGCAGATAGGTTTTCCTCAATCCGCAGCAGATTGATCGCAGGGCCGGTCGTTGCAGTGCCGAACGTCTGCCCCGTCACTTTGCCGGCGAAGGCGTGGTGCTGCAGGTAAAAGAATCGGGCAGCGCGCTGGATGTCGGTGAGGGTTTCCGGGCGGGTCATCTTCTGCCACTCGAACACCTGGCGGGAACTGAGCGCCCATTTGAACTGGCGCACGAATTCTTCCAAGTGGTTCTGCACGACGCGGTACAGCGTCACCAGGTCGCCGTTGATGTCGTTAAGCACTTCAACAGGCGCTGCCTGGGGACGCATGAAGTAGAGCGCGGCGCCGCCGGCAAAGACTTCAACGTAGCATTCGTGTGGCGGGAAGAGCGGGATAAGGCGGTCGGCCAGGCGGCGTTTGCCGCCCATCCAAGGGATGATGGGTGTAGACATAAAATAGCAAGACCTTTGCTGTATGGATAAACAGTGCTAGGCTCGCTCCGCTTTGTGCACGAAGCAGGAGCCTTGGCTGGACTTGCAGGGACGATCTGCGGGGAAGGTGGCCGGGTTGGATGTTGACGCATCCTGCCCGGCCGCTCCTTTTACTTCGGTGTAGAAACTTCTTTTGCGTAAGCCTGACAGGCCCGCAGGGCGATCAATCCACGGTCGCCGGCATCGGTGATTCCGATAATTCGTTGAGCATGCGCGGGGTCAAGTTGGGCTCTCGTGGTGCCATGAACCACGCGGCCGGTGGCGGTGGTGGCTGGCACTGAACAGCTGCCGGTGGTCTCGGTGGCGGCGAGTACGACTGACAACCGCAGATCAGCAGTAGCCAAGCGATCACGCAGACGAGCCTGCTTGATTTGCTCATCGGTCAATTCCTTGTAGTGGGATTCGTCTTTGTTCTGCAGGCGGAGCTCCAGGGCAAGGCGCTTATCCTGCTCAGTACGCTGCAGAGCAGCAGACGCTTGAGATATTTCGGTGAGGGTGTCCGCGTGCAGCCGGGCTTGCCGCTCAAGCACGCTGCCATAACGCCAGTCCTGAGCAGTCCAGGCCAATGCTGCAGATCCTGCGACCAGCACCACTAACAGCAAGCCGATAGCGGCGATACGGAACTGCGGGGGGATCAGATCGAAGAGACGCATAACACCGCCCTCGCCCTGGCCCACAACTGCAGCCGATCCTCCAGGCCATTAAGGCCGCCGTTGATCCGGCGAGTGATCGTGTTGAACTGGTCCTGATCCGCGAGCGCATTCAGCCCATTCACGGACCAGAACCACGCCGCCGACTCCGCCGCCCATTGCGGCTGCTCGAGCAGTTCGGGGGTGCGCAACAATCGCTCATCGCCGAACAGTGCCAGGCTGCAGCGCAGGTAGTTATCGTGCCCGGTCACCTGGATCAACCCTCGGCCACGATAGCGTTGACCATCACCATCTGCAGCTGGCGTATTACCAAGCTTGGCAGCCAGAGTGCCGGTATCGTATTTACTCAGGTATTGATCCCCGCCCAGCTCGCGGACGTACTGCAGTTGACCGGACTCGTGACCCAGCTGCGCCAGGAAGGCGGCCTGGCGTTTCGGTGTATTGATCTGCCGATGCGCCATTGCGGCGTTCAGGGCAGATACAAAAACGCCCGCTTGGCGGCGGGCGTTTGGCATGATGCGTTGTAGCTGTTGTTCAGTGATGGACATAAAAACTCCGGACAAAAAAATACCGCACTCAGGCGGCGGTGGATTGCATTACAGCTTCTCGACGCTCACGACCTTGAGCGGCTTCGTTTCCTTCTTTTTCTTACCCTTGGATTTGCCTTTCTTGCCGGCATTGCACTCGACCGTGGTCGACCAGCCAGATTGGGTAAACACCTGCTCCACCGAATCCGCCAGATATTCGCCATCCAGCCCGACCTTGAAGCCCTGGGCGTTGATCAGTCGCTCGGCAAAAATGTCAGTCCGGCCAGGCATCTCGAAACGCACGTCGGCGGTAGAGCGATTGAATGCCGCTAACCTTGCTTTGGCTGCTGATTCAGCAGCAGTCTTGTTCGGATAGATATGCCGATCCGTGTGCACCGCCGGCAAGCCGTCCGGGGCGTCATCGTTGTCGATGGTGACCACCGCCAATTTGCCGTCCTTTTTATTCTGATGCTTAGTCGCCACGGCTTTGTGCGAATTGCGATCCCCTAAGCTGAACTGCCAGCGGCTGAGATCGCTGCGGGTCAAGGTGATCGCACCGAAGGTTTTGCCGCTGGCTGTCTGCCCTCCCTGGCGCGGCATCACCAACAGCTTGCTATCTGCGACCTTGGCCGTGCAGTCGTATTGCTTAGCCAGGCGCGTGATGAAATTAAAGTCGGACTCGTTGAGCTGATCCACCCGAGCGACCTTCGTTGCCACCGGACAGCCTGCCTGCCAGCCATTACGAGCCGCGATGTCGGCCACGATCTTCGACAACGGCGCATCCTCCCAGCTTCCGCTGCGGATGGTCTTACCACTGCCGCGCATATCGCTGGCTTTACCCTTGATCACAATCGTGTCCGGCGGGCCAGAAACTTCTACCGTGTCGACCGCGTAAAGGCCTAGGCGCATCAATGACGTTTCGGCATAGCCCAGGTGAATCTCGATTGAGCTACCGCGCCGGGGCAACTGCACCTGGCCGTCCCGGTCATCGATACGCAATTCAAACTCGTCGGACTCCATACCCGGCTTGTCAGAAGTCCTAAGCAACAACAGTCGATCATTGATCTTGGACGTAATATCAGCACCGTCGGCAACGATACGAAAAGTGGGAGTCATGGTTTTTTCCAAAGAAAAGCCCGCACAAGGCGGGCTGAATACAAAGTTTCCTTACGCTTAACGCAACGAGCTACAGGCGGTGCCGCTCGGAGTCAGTCCCATAAGCTAATCCCTTCCTCGGTCGGGGCTGGCAGATCCGGTAATACGATCACCACACCAGCGCGGAAAGGCTGGGGCTCGTCTGCCAACCCCTGATTGGCGTCCAGAACTGCCTCAACACTGCCGTTCAAGTGCCCGTAAAAGTTATTGCATATGACATCGAGCATATCCCCGTCAGACGTTCTGCATGTCGTCGCCATAGCGCGAGAACTCCAGAGTGAATACTTGTTTACGCGGAATGCCACCGTGCAGCAGCGCGCCCTGCTCCTCGTTGATCGACTTAAGACACCAGGTGCCAATTACCTCGCCATAACCCGTGGTCAGAGTGAGCGGCTGCAGGCGCCCACCGATGGTGCGTAACGTGTCGAGCTGCTTGAGGCCGCCCTTGAAGCCCGGATAAATCGTACCTTTGAGTGTGAGCTTTTCGTCGCCCATACCCACGGCCTGCTGCGCCGGGCGCCGCGATAGCCGCTCCTGTGAAGCCCACCGGAATTCAGTCGAGCGAGTCAATTCATCGAAAGCCGCCGTATCCAAGTTGAAATAATAAGGCTGAATCTTAGGATCCCTGGGCTGGATGATCAGCAGATGCGGGAACGGCTTCACCGCTTCCGCCGCCGGTGTGGCATCGATAGCAAACGCACTGGTGGGAACGATGTTTGCCAACGAGGGGCTAACCTTGCCGGCGATCTTGTTGATCGCTGTTGCAGCCCTACCCGCCTGCTCCTTGAGCGTGCCCATACGCTCCTGCACCTCGGTCGCTGCCCGCGTTGCACGGCCGTAAACGGCCAGCACCTGACCGGCTTTGGCCTGTGCTGCATCGACGCCGCGCATCACCCGCTTTAGCTTGGCGCCGACAGCAGGCCCCACGAACGGAATATTTTCCAGCTCGGACGCGGCCCCCGTCAGCTCCCTTATCGCGCCGTTGACAGGTCCAAGCATGCCGTCAGCACTACGTCTACCAGCTTCCCCAGCTTCAACCAGGTACTTAAGGCCAGACTGCATCTGTTCCATATAAGCCATAGGCCCTCCTTACAGGTGCGGTTCGTCGTACAGCTTCGCGGCATTTTGTTTCGCCGCATCAGCCATCATTAGCCGCATATGCGGCATAAGGTCCTGAGCCAAGCGTTGTGGGTCTTTCACATCCCCTTGCACCGTAACCGGCATATTCAGCGAGTACTGAAACTGCTGATCCACTTTGGCCGGAACAGGCTTTTCCGGCTCTTTGGGCTGGATCGCTACAGCCGCTGGTTTGGTCGGCGCTGACACGGCCAGAGAGCGAGCTACATCACCCAGGACCGGCGCTTGCGGTGCAGGTGCCATCAGCAATGCACCCGAACCGTCCGCCCGGTTGAATGACTTGCCCATGGCGGCCAAGCTTGGAATGGCTGGGCCCGGTCGAGGCGCCATCAGCAACGGTGTTACCGGTGGCGCAGGCTTTTCGTCCTCCCCTCCGAACCACGACTTACCTGCAGCACCGCCCAGTGCCGAACCACCCATGCTCCCTAAGTAAGCGCCTACCAGACCGCCAATAGCGGTGCCGATGATAGGCACCACCGAGCCAATAGCCGCTCCTGCAGCAGCACCGGCCATAGTGCCGGCGAGATTGCCAGCGGCAGCGCCATAACCCTCAGCTTTTTCGTCCTTGGTCTTAGCATTCTCATAGGTGTCAAAGGCCATTGCGCCGGCCTCGATGAGCGAGCCGCCAGGTATTGCCTTGGCGGCTTTACCGATCTTACCGACCGCTTGCACAACACCGCCCAGTTTCGCTATCGCCCCGCTTGGAATCGAAACTGGTGGAATAAGCGGACGCGGAGCCGCTACTGCAGGCCGTGGCAGCGGCGGGCGCGGAGCCGGTATGGCAGGCCGTGGTACCGGCGGACGCCGCGCCGGCATCCGAGCACGCAGCGAGGTCGGCCGACGTCGCGGGATATTACGTCTTGAACCGCGACCACGTCTGCGGGCCTCACCAGGCCCCCCAGCAGGCCCCCCCATTGAACTCAAATTAACGACGAAGACCTTTTGGACGCTGTCGCCAATCGCCGCAGCATCTTCACCTCTCGCACCGTCATCGTCAGATACCGCTTCTTTAGCCAGCGAAACCACTTTGAGGCCAGTAGCGACGATGTCTAGCTTACCGGTCTTACTCTCATCCTTTCCCTCACCGTCAACCGATTCACCCTTGAGAGCGGCTATTGTCTTGAGCCCAGTCTCAACTAACGACAGGGCCTTGCCGGTCTTGCCTTTTGCTTCGCCGCCCTTTCCGACACCCCCTGCGCCATCCTTGGAGTTGGTCACAAAGACCTTTTGAACTTCGCCGGATTTGCCACCCAACGATCCCCGCGCAACGTTGAGCAAACCTTTAGCGATTTTGAACGAACTGAGCAGCCCCTTGAGCGCAACAAGCCCTCCACCGACCGCCGCGATGCCCGTCACCACACCTGGTGCGCTGTCAGACAGCGAGGTAATACCCCGGGTGACTTTGGTCAGTCCTTCCGCCACGGTGTCTGTGACCGGACGCAGGGCGTCCCCGACGCTGCGCATGGCGTCATCCATTGACTGGGCCATTTCGGCCCACTTCTGCGACGAAGCCTCACGTCGCTCGCTGAGGTTCTTGTCGAGAATGCCCGTTGCATCACGCGAATCGTTTTTAAGCTGGCTGTACAGCGCCTTGTTCTGCATATACGCAGAAAGCGCAGCCTTTACCTGCATGTCAGCGAACAGGTCACCGGTACGCAGTGACTCTTCCAGCGAGGCCATCATGGCCTTAGCTTTCTCCGGGTCGGATTCCTTGCTGATCTTTGCCGTCGCCTCAGCCATCGCCGCCGCGCGCTTCGGGTCCGTGGCCTGAATGTACTTCTGAGCCAGTGACATACTGGTTTCAAGAGTGGACATACCGTTTTGCAAACCGGTCTGCATCGACCCCTTGTAGTCAATACCAGCCTTTGCATACGCCTTGACGGTGTCGCCAGAGCCGATTTTGCCCATCCAGTTTTTGAGATTGTTTGCCGCCTCATCGGCGCCGCCGGCAGATTTCATCTGCACTTGCAGCATGGCACCCAACTGTGTAACCGCATCCATGCCGGTAATGCCGAGGCTGCCCATGTTCGCCAACAGCTCAGGAAACCACTTAGCCATGTCGGCCGCTTCAAAGCTACCGGCCTGCCCTTGGTAGGCAATTGCTTCCAGGGCCTGCTGCATCTGCCTAGGATCTGTGATCTTGGCATTCTGCCCCAGTGCGTTGATCATCTTTGCTGTATCAACACCGCTCGACCCTTGCCCCACGACGAACTTGGCCGCGACTGGCGCATATTCCAGCGCCTTGCTCAAATCCATGCCGGCGCCAACCAATTGGTTAACCACATCGGCTACATCGTTACGCGCCATGCCCGTGTCGCGCGACGTATCAATGATCTTGCGCGACATCTCCTGCTCTTGCGGTTTGTTGGCAATGCCGGCCTTGATCGCGATGTCACGAACAATGGCCCCAAAGTCAGCGCTGACCTTCGTTGGAACTGCCAGTACACCGACGCCAACAACAGCGGCGCCGACAGCGCTTTTCATGCCAGTCCTGCCAGCATCGATCTGCTGATGCCCCTTAGCTTTGAGCTCGGCCTTGATGGCCGTCTGGCCCATGGAGCGATAGGCTTTCTCCAGCCGGCCGACTTCGATTCCCTGTTTTTTCAAACTATCGAGGTTGGAGTTCAACCGGCCCAACAACTTGGACGCGCCCTCTGATCCGCTGTCGTGGGCTTTCTTCCACTCGTCGCGCAGGCGAATGGTGTCACCGATAGTGCGCTGCAGGACACGCGCCTTGTTGCCTTCCGCCTCAAGACGCTTGATGCGCCCCGTTACATCTTTAAACGCGGCACCGACTGTCGAACTGACGGCGCCGCCGATCACCAGCCCGAGGGCAATTTTGTTCGCCATGTCATGGCCCTCATTTGGATAGCCTTATCGAAGGCGGCTCAGTCCGTGAGCCACCAAACCATTTCTGCAAACGGCATCGACAAAATCTCAGCAGCGGAAAATCCTGTTTCCGCTGCCAGACGTTTCGCGGCCATCTTTATGACGTGAGGGTTAAACCCCGTCGTCTTGGTCCAGACGAAAATAGCCGGCCTGCAGGCGATTAAAATCCACCAGCTTCAGGCCCTCCAGATCCGCGACAGGCGCACCGGCAAGCGCAGCAAACAAAATCAGCTCCCGCTGTTCGTCGTCCGCGCCCGCATCACGATTAGCGGCGCGCACATCGCCCACTGTTGGGGAACGCAGGGCCAAGGTATCAACTGATACACCATTGATTACGCTCGGGCAGGTCAGGGTGACCTGGACGCGATCAGTGTTGACCGACAGCCACGACGGCATTGATTCCGAATAGTCGGTATCAGGCACCAAGTGCGCATAAGCGGCTTGAACACGGCGGTAGTCCGCCAGCTTCAGGCCCTCAAGATCCTTAACTCCCACCTCAGCCAAACCAGCAAACAACATCAGCTCTCGCTGTTCTTCGTCGCCGCTAGAAGCGCGGTCGGCTGCTCGCACTTCCCGTACCAGCGGGGCACGCAAGGTCAATGTTTCGACCAGCACGCCATTGGCATTGGTAGATCGCGTGAGCGTTACGACGGCTGCAAGCGCAGTGAGTGATAGCCAAGCCGGTACTGCTTTTGACGTTGCTTTATTCATTTGGATCTATTCCCTTACATGCCGAGTGCGGTGCGCACTTCAAGGAGTTGGTCTTTGCCGTCGATCACCTGAACACCAGCGACCATGTCGATTTCGTACATGAGGCGCCCGTCGATTTCGAGCTTGTAATAAGCGACCGCCACGGCGTGCTTGATCTCGGCGGGGTCACCCGCTTTCCAGTCGCCCAGGTCGAGCTCTTTGAGGCGACCGCGCAGAGTGGCAACCACAGCCGTGACCGCCCCCTTCTGCCCCTTGAAGGCGCCTCGGAACGTCGCATTGAAAGCGGTGCCATCGGCCAGGCCGAAGTACTTCAACGACTCACGGCGCACGCCCTTGGTAACAAACGACGCCTCCATTTTTTCCAGGCCTTGGTCCATCTCAATTGAGCCGGCCATGCCGCCGCCACGATATTCGTCTGTCTTGGTGGTCAGCTTCGGCAGCGTAAGGCTCGGCACGTCGCCGGCGAAGTTCACACCGTCGACAAACAGGTTCGTGTTAAACAAGGTTTGAGGAATCATTGACTAGGCCCCTTAGGCTGCTTCAAGAACTTCGGTCATCCACTGATCGGTGACTTCGAAAAGGAAATTCGGGTTTTCTGCCGGCGGTACATCGGTAAAGCGGATGCGCCAATAAACTTTGCCCTGGGCGATCTGGCTGGCAGTGTTCAACTCGGTGTCCGGGAACACCTCAAAGTTGATAATTGCGCCCTGGGCTTTGAGGTCGCGCATGAACGCATCCAGCCCATCCGTCACGTCCTTGACGTAGGTCTTGGTGATCGAGCGGTCTACAGCCCATTTATGGCCGGCCTGCACAGCATCCATCAGGATGAACAGCGTGCGAACGCGAGTGACAAACGCCCACTTCGGATCGCTCGACAGCGTGCGGTTACCCCACAAGCGATAGCCGTCGTCGCGGATGATCGTCGCGATATTGGCGTTGTTCAGCAGGTTGGCCCGGCACGTCTCGTCGCCGTCGAGGTACTCAACAGCTCGGGTCGTACCGGTGATACCGGTGAACTCCTTGTTCGACGGCGAGGCCCAGAAGCCGTATTCAGCATCGGTCCAGGCGAACAAGCCCGCCGCCCAGGCCGAGGCCGGCGCATCAACTGTCTTGCTGGACTCGGTGTCCCAGTACTGAACGCCCGGATCGACCATGAACAGGTTGCGACTGCCAAAGTTATCGGCATAGAGCATCGCTGCCTCATCCGTGGTGCCAGGACCATCAAGAATGCCGATTGCCCGCAACTTCTGCGCCAGGCCATCAAGCGCGGTGGCGACAGCCTGAGTGGCCGTATGGCCCGGTGCAATCAACAGCCGCGGCTGTGCGTTGTACAGGCTTTTGCCATCGAGCAAGGCTTGTAGCCCGGTACGCTGACCCGAGGCCAGAACGCCGCCAATGATCGCCGAGGTTTGCAGCGCCGCGTCTTCGAGCTTCGGCACGCCGATGGCAACGATCACCGCCTTGGCCTTCGCGTAGATCGCTTTACAAGCCTTGGTGATCGCCGAGTCGGCGCCGAAGGCAGCAATTGCCTCGCGCTCGGTGGTGATCAACTTGAGCTCGCCTGCCTTGGCGGTACCGCCGCCCAGGACACCTGGGGTGAAGGTGTCGCAAAGTCCGACGATGGAGGATGACGGCAAGGAAATAGTGCGCGCACCTGTCTTGATATCAGTCGTGGTTACGCCGTGAAAGAAACTCATAAAGCTCAATCTCCAAACAAAAAGCCCCGCTTAATGCGAGGCTGTGAGGGTTATATATCTGAGGCACAGTTAATGCGCCGCTGGAGCAGGTCGGCTAAATCCCAAGTGATAGACTTTGAAAGGGAGAGAAGCTGCCAGTTAATATTCTATTGGGATTGGCTGGCAATCCATTCGGGCGCTACAGGACGGGACACCGCATCAGGAAAATTCTGATTTTCCGGCCAATCTCGCAACGTTTGTATGTAAGCCAGCAGATCTGAAAACATCTCAGCCGTAATAGAGGTCGAATGGCCTAAATCAACTTCATCTCGATGACGATCACGCAGCCATGTCACCCGGCCGATTTCGCTATTTCGCCAAGTCCTTTCGAATTCTATAGCGCGTAACTTTAGTTGCGCTGGATCAACAATGAATGGCCGCTTACTGATAGCGCCATCCACACCTTTTGTCCATTCACCATCAGTTTCTTGCGTAATTAGTCGCCAGGTATCATCGTCGACTTCAACAGCGTCACGCGGGATATTATGCACGCCGCTAATCAAGCGGCTATTGAGCACACCCTCTGCGCTAAATGTTACGTAGTAAGTCATGATTCACCACCCCACTGAAAGCCAAGCAAAGACCCCAGCCGTTTGCGTTGCTGCTGCATTTGCAGAAACGATAACAGCTGAAAAATAGGCAGCGTTGCCCGGCTGAATCTCAACTCCGTCAAGTCCTCCCGTGAGATTCTGCGGCTGCCCAATAGTAAGGATTGATGTACTTGGATAGGTCAAAGTAAATGGAACATTCGTGCGCTCGGCTGATATTTCAACAGTGCCCCATTGAATGATAAACCCGCCCAACCAAGGCGGAAATACAATATAACCGTTAGACGCCTTCAGAATCGAAAAGCCAAATTTGATTACCGCAGGGTTTAACATCTTGGACTCTGATGCGCCGTCCTTCAACTCACCAGCATTTGCAAACGCGGCGATGCCAGCGGCCGCATAAGAAGCTGTTTTTGTTGCAAACCAAGCACCCAGCTTCTTTGCCGTGACAAACCGCGTGTCATCAACACCAGCGGACAAATCTGGCTGCGTAGCGATCTTGGCCAAGCCTCTGATCGACTCTGTAGCTTGGATTACCAGGGCCGCAATACCGGCCGCAAATTTCTTCGGAGTGAGATACGACGTGTCATCAACACCCGAATTGGCTTGTTCCTGTGTTGCCGCTTTGAGATTCCCCCTGTGCCAGATTTCCTGGAACGGCTGCCAGCCCGCCGGACCGGACAAGCGACGGAAACCAATTCCATCAGCGGCATAGTCGATGACCAACTGCGTAGCCCAGTTTCCCCCTGAGTTACTCAGTGAGCTTTGAAGAACGCTGCCGTACCCACTGCCAAATTCTGGATGGCCTATAGTCTCTGGCGAGTAGCGGTACAAACCGCTGAAAATCGTTTGATCGCCGGTCATGTTTGAAAACAAGAAGGGGCCGTTCTCGTAACTTGAGCCCCATCCGAACCCTCCGACTCTCACCAACTTCCCAGGCGTACCGTCATAAGCTGACTTCTGCGCGAATACCTCAATAATCGAGTTGAACGTGGTGTCCACGTAACTACGGGTCGCAAGCACCACAGACGGGTCAATCTTCAGTGTGATATTGCCGGTACTGGTGACTAGGAAGTTAATCCTTACAACTTGTGTTCGATTAGAACCTTGCGACATCAATGGCTTATAGCTCGGCGCACAGTTCGCCACCGCTACCAGGTCTCCATCAGCGTCATACAGTCCGATCTCGCGAATCCATTTGCCACCTTCATCCGCCGGAATGACCTGCTCGGCGATCACGACGGCCGGATTTACCGGATCGACTTTCAACTGATTAAGTGGACGTCGGCGCCACTCGTTGATCAGTTTAGTTTGGGCGGATGAGGGGATGGGATTCGGCGGGTTCTCCAATCCATTTGGATTCGCATCCCCCACGCCCATATCCGTGATTTTCCAAGGAATACCGAGCGCGTCGGCATTGGCCTGTTTCGCCATCCCCACATTCGTAAGGATCGCAAAAAACTGGGAGTTCGCATCAATCATAATAGACATCCAGAGTATCAATGGAATGTTCGCGGCCAACCACGCCGAAGCTGCCCGTGACTTCAATGTCACGCATTACAGGTGGGTAAACGTCAATTTCGTCGCCTTCGTACAGGGCCACCGCGATATTTAACTGGCCTTGGGTTTCGAGGCTGATAGCCAGCCCCGTCAAGTGGCGGCTTACAGGCTTGGCGTCATCGACCAGCCGCTCCAGCTCCTGATACATCTCTTCGGTGATACCGGAATCACTCACGCCAACCTTCAACGCAAATGTCCCTGGCGTGCCCTCGGGCACAGCGTTAAACCACTCAATGATTTCAATCAGGTAGCCCAGAGGCTCAACCACACGACGCAAGGCGCCGATAGTTCCCTTGTGGGCATGGATGTAATAAGAGGCCTTGATGGCGGCACGCTTGGTCGCCTCTGTCCATCTGTAATCCCAGCGATCCACCGACCAAGCCCAGGCCAGATGCGGCAGCAAATGCACCGGGCAGGTATCAGCGTTGTAGAGGTCGCGAAGCGGGACAATCGTTTTCTCGAAGAACGTAGCTTCCATGGCCCGTTCAAGCTGCGTACTGTTGATCGGCAATAGGCTTTTCATGTCAAGCCGCCAGCGTCACGGTGTAGCCCGTACAGTACGCCGCCTGAGCTTTGGTCGGGGCCAAGTCCTGCCAGCCGACCAGCTCAACCCGAGAAACGCCGGCAACGTGTAACTGAGCGTCTACGCCGGAACGTGCCACCTCAACGCCGAGCCGTTTGCGCGGATTGATCCAAGCCGCCAATCGACTTTTCGCCTCGGCTAAACTGGCATCAGCTTCTGGGCCCGCGCTGGTCATATGCAGGATCGCCTTGATTTGGTAGCGGATCACTTGGGCGCTCTGAACAGTCACCCTATCCCCCACCGGCCGCACATCGTCGTCATTCAGCGCGGTTGCCACCGTGGCGAGCAACTCCGGAGAAGCCTCCCCCTCCCCGTCCAATCCCAGCACCGTTACCGTCACGTAACAAGGCGCCGGGCTTTCGGCCGTGGCATCCGCCACCAGCCCCGAGGCGTTACGCGCATGCAGGATGTAGCTGTTACGCGGGCCGGCCGTGGTCAGTCCCTCATAGGCCAACTGGATGCGCTCTCGGAACGCATCGTCGTCTTCTTTGACTTCTGGAACCGGCGGAAAGGCCAGCAGATCCTCAGCTTGAATGACCAGGCGTTTGAGGTTGACGTTGGCCCCCAGGTGATCGAGGTCACCGCGTATGGCGTGCGCCAGCAATACCGCTTTGCCGGCGTCATTGACTCGTGCGCGGTTGCCGACCTTGATGTAAGCGCCTACCTCCAGCACCTTAAGCACCGGATCGCTCTCCAGCGCAGCAGTCCAGTTGCCGCCCATGTATCCACGAAAGACGCCCAGCCCCTCCTGAAAAACCTCTTCGAAGTCCAGCGGCTCTAACACGGTCGGCGCCGGCAACGACGACAGGTCCACGATACTCATACAGTCACCTCCAGCGTAACGCTGTCGCCCAGGTACTGCCCGACGATCTTCAGGTTAATTTGCCCGCCGATAACGGAAATGACGCGCACTTGATCCAGCTTCAATCGCGGCTCCCAGCGACCAAGTGCGCGAGCGACCTCCGCCTGTACGGCGCTTTTCCAGCCGTCAGTAACGGGCAAGTCAACAAATCGCCGCAGCTTGCTGCCGTAATCCATCCGATGCCGCCGGCTGCCCAACGGCGTACCCAAAATGTCTGGAACCGATTGCCGCAAGTGTGCGATGCCGGAAATGGGTTGGCCGGTATGGCGATCCATTCCGATCATTGTGATTACTCCTTCAATTGCTCCAGATCTGGATGCGCTTTCAAGAACGCAAATTGGTCATCACCACATGCGGTAACTCGACCAGCAACAACAGGAAGCGTCCCGCCGCCGGGTAGGATCAATGTCCGCGAGGTGAAAACCTTGTCGCGAAAAACACGCGCTGGTCCGATGGACTCAACCGCGTCAGCAGTAACGGGAAAACCCAACGGAGCAGGCTTCAACCCCGGAACCACAGTGGCCTCGGCAGAATCGCCATCAGTTCTAGACTTACTCATAAGGCAAACTCCAGATATGAAAAAGCCCGCACTGGGCGGGCTGTGTGTCGGTTGAAATTAATGCGTGTGGTGATTGCTGTTGCCACCAGCGTCGATGATCGCACCAGCACTCGTAATGCCTTTCGTGACGTGTAACGCCCCGTCGATCATCACCGCTGCTTTCAGATTGATGTTGCCGGTGGTCACGTTCACGGCGCTGTCCGTCACGACCACTTCTGTACGGGCGACTTTGATGGTCACCGTACCGCTCGGCAGGGTGATGCTGTAGCTCTTGGCCTGCCAGTCGTAAATCAGCGAGCCGCCATCATCAAACCGCCACACTTCCACATGATCCCGGTTATCCGGTGGCGGACCCGCGTTGCCATACAACCCCGGAATGAACGTGCCCTGTGACACGTCACCGCTCGCACTGACCAATGTCCCCTGCTCACCCAGAGACGGAGCCCTCCAGTGCCTGGCCTTGCCGGCAGCGATGCTGTGCCAACGCACCCAAGCGCTAGTCCATTCGCCGTCCGAAACCCGACATACCGGCGGAGAGGCAGCCAAGTCGACCGCCACCACAAAACAATCCTTGACCACCCCCGCGAGCATGCGGTCGTGCTGGGCGGTAACATAGCCACTCACACGTCCCCCGCAGGAACAAAGTCCTCTTTGACGTCGTTATTGAAGCCAATCAACAGCATGCCGGGCGGCTGATCGGGCCAAGGCCACTCTTCAGGGCCGAGGTACACCTGCTGCGTCCATTCCACCAGCCAAACGGTGTAACCATCCAACACTGGCTGGGTCCAGTCCTGTAGTGCCTGAACGAACTCTGCCGGCTCGACTTCCAGCCCCCAAGTCTGAGCCCGGAGTAGGACCGCGAGTTGAGTAGCCAGCTGCACCGCCTGTTGCTGATGCAGAGGATAGATCGGGTCAACGACGATACGTGCCTCGAACTTACACACCAACGAGGTTTCACCCGTGCCGATATCGGTACCGGGCTCAATCTCGGCCAGCTCCAAAAAGACCGCCGGTAAAGAGATACGATCTTCAATGTTCGGCCAAGCGCTAACTGTCTGAACTCCAGGCAGATGGCTCACCAGGTGCTGCTCGACCGCCCGGTAAAGCTGGTCCAGGCTAAAAGGTTGGTCAGCCATTAACCGATCCTCTTCAAGTATTTCTGTAGTTCGAAGTTGAGCTCCTGCTGCAGGATCTCCAACAGACGCTCGTCCGCCTTTTGTACCCAGCTTTCAAAGTGCGGACGGGCTTGTTCCAGAGATACCTTGGCTTTCGCTAATGGAAAACGATTTCCATTTTCTGCGACCCATCCAGAACTTGCACCGCGACCAGCGGATACCGTGCTGTATGGGTAATCATCAGCATTAAAATGCTTGCTTGCAGTGCGAATCCAAATGTCTGGCTTGTTGCCATAGACCTTCTTGAGAAACGCGCCTTGATAACGCCGCCCCGCCACCGACACTCCGCTACCGGTTTGCCTCGCCCGGCCGATCCGGCTGGACTCAATGGCATTCAAACCGAACCACAGCTTGCCGCTCGCTGCGCCGCCTGACACGGGGTAGCTGCGCAACCTTTGACGCACCGCCGCGACGGCAATGCGTTCCTGCCTGCTGACTGCCCGGGCAATGTGCGTTCGCAACCAGCCCAACGTCTTGTTGATCGCGCGCCGGTGAGCCGCCGCAGCTGCCTTGGGCACCAACTTGGCGAAGTCCTGAAACGCCTGGAGATTTGCAGCTGACGACTGGATCGAGATCATCCCGCCGCCGGCCGAGGGTTTGACGTAGCTACCGATGCTCATGGGCGCAACCTCAGGATCAAGGCGACCAGACCGTCGCCGCTCGGCTCCAGCTGCAGCAAGTCGTAATCGCCGCCGCCGTCCAGGGCGGGCAAGTCGATACTGACCAAAAGCCCGCGTTTCAAGCCTTCCGAATCACTGACGCGGATCTCAAACCGAGGCTCACGCAAGCCGGTATTGAGCTTGCCGAGCTTCGGCTGCAACCAGGGCGCGGCAAACATGCCAAGCACCGGTTCTTCACGGCCCTCAATCCGCGCGCTATCGCCCAGTGTTTCGAAGACCACTTCGTCGATGTCGTCGATCAGATCGCGGAAGGCCACGATCACATCTCCAGTAGGATCTGCGAGCGAGGCCGCGTGCACAGGTGCAGCGGGTTGGACTGCGCTTCACCGGCCACACCTTTGTTGAAAGGCAGCGGCTCGATCTTGCTGTAGTACGGGATGCCCTGGGTGTTGACTGTTTCCATGTAGTCGGCCGGTGCGAAGGACGAGATATACAGATCAGGGACGCCCTCGGGGACCAGCAGTGCCTTGTCGTCGTGGACGAACGCAACGCCGGCAACCTTGCCACGATAACGCTCCCAGACGATCCCGCCGAACTCGAAGGCTTCACGGGCATCACCACGCAGAGACGCGGCTTGCATGGTGTTGAGGTAGGTCTCTTTGACCGACTTGTGGACGATCAACTTGTTCCAGAAATTCTTGCCACACAAAGCGCGGGAGCCGCTGCTGGTGACGCTGCCGAGGGCTTCCTCTTGCATATCCAACGCTTCGCCGCATTTGACCCGCAGCTCGGTGTCGGGACTGTTCAAGCCCATCGCCAGCTTCTGGCGATTCACGCCGAACGATTTATAAATATCCAACAGGACTGTCTTTCCATCGGCGTCCAGCACCTGCCCATTCAACGCACCCATGCGCTGAAATTCGTGAGTAGCATCCAGCTGTCGTCGGGCCTTTGCCAGGCGCTTGTTGACTACATCTTGCACGGCCTGTAGTTCGCTGCGGGTACCGAAGGCGCGAATGCCTTGGATCTCATCGGCCTTGATGGTGAAGCGTTCCGGCAGGTGCACGGTGTTGAACGGGATCAATTGACGCTTGGCCGCGCCGACCACCAGACCAGAAGTACCACGTTCACCCGATGGCACAAGGGCCAGGGTGTCGCCATCTTTCTCGATCTGCACGGTCAGCGTGCTGATGCCCTCTTCGCGGAACAGGCCAAGGCTGCTGATACGGCCCGGCAGGTATTCCTGCTCATTGATTGCAGCGGTCAGCGAGGAGACGCTGAATGCATCGTCTTCAAAAATGGCGATATCGGCCATGGGGTACTCTCCAGAAACGAAAAATCCCGCACTCGGCGGGATGGATAAATGGGATAAGCGTCTTAGCGCACGATCACGTGCTGGTTGTTCAGGGCTTTCTCGGCGGCAGGGTCAAGGCCGGTTAAATGCGCCTCGCTGACCTCAGCCAGCCGCACGATGGCACGACCGCGCCGGACAACATCGGATTCGCTTAAAGGCCCGTAGAGGATCGCCACGGCGTTTTCGGTGCCGTCCTCAGCTGTCGCTTTATAAGGCGCAAACTCACCGCTGGCTGTGACCAGGCCGAGGATCTGGCCCGGTTCCAGGGCAGGCCCTGCCGCTACGTTGATCGCTTCGCGGGAAATGTTGCCAGCGCCTTCGGACAGTAGGAACTCGCCCGCGTGCATCGATTCAGTTTTCATGCTCTTACTCCTTTCGAGGTTCCTTTCTGCGCCGCCTGCCGGCTTGCCCAGATTGAATGACTGTCGACCTGTTTGGCCTTGATAGTGGGTGCCGGATCATTGTCGAGCGGCAGACTGTTATTGATTTCAAAACCGCCGCCGCTGCTTACCAGCTTGTCGAACAGGCGCGCCCTGACTGCTGCTTCATCCAGGCCGGCAGTCAAAAATTCCCCGGTCAATTCCGGCAATCGTGCCGCGACACACAGGCCGTGCAGTGCTTTCGCCTTGGTCAGCGCCGCAGTGACTACCGCTTCGCTTTCTAACTTCGTCGAAGCGAGTATCGGGTCCACCAAGTTGCTGATGCCCGCCGCTGCACATCCCTGCGTGACCATCAATGCCAGCTTGACCGCGTCCAATACAGGCGTTGGATCGGGTTCCGGCGGTTCGACTTCCGGCTCTTCGTGCAGCTGGGCGAGCAATTCAGCCGGGGCGTTCTGGAAGCGCTGCAGCACGCTGCCCTGTCCAAGGCAGGCTTTGACCTTGATGCCGTCGCCCACTTCATCTGCCAGGCCGAGCGCCACCGCCTCATTGGCGGTTAGCCAGGTCTCGGCGTTGACCATGCGCCGCAGCTCGACCTCATCGATGTCCGGCGCCTTGGACTTGTAGGCCGCGATGATCGCTTCCAGGGTCTGGTCCAACACGTCGGCGACACGCCGAAAGTCCTCGGCATCACCGCCGGTAAAGGTGTAAGGGTTGTGGATCATCAGCATGGCATTGGCCGCGATCACCACCCGGTGAGCGCCACACACGGCAACACTGGCCGCGCTGGCCGCCAGCGCATCAATGCGCCCGGTACAGCGCTCGCCCAAGCGCGACAGCGCGTTGTGAATAGCAAGGCCGTCGAACAGGTCGCCGCCGATGCTGTTGAACGCCACAACGACAGGGGAACCGCCGTCATCCATGGCCCGCAGGTCCTGCACAAACTGATTAGCGCTGACACCCCAGGTGCCGATCTCGCCGTATACAAAGACCTCAATGGTCTGTTGCTCGGCTTCACCGCTGGCCTGGAAGGTGTACCAACTTTTATCCGCGACTTTTACCTGCTTGCCAGCCTTGTCATAAATGCGCGGGATCGCTTTTTTACTCATGGTTGTTCCTTGTCATCAATCGGCTCGATGGCATCAAGCGTGGTGTAGTTGAGGCCCAGTTCCGTGGACCTGGCGAGGTCGGCCGCGTTTTCCGCGTCGATGGTTTCCGCGTCGTAGCCGTTGCGCAGACACATCTCGCTGCGTGAACCGAAGCCTGCCTGCACTTCCATCCGCCGCGCCTGTACGTCCTGCACCGGCTGAATGTAGGCCCAGCCTTGTGGCACCCAACGTGTGCGCAGGTATTCGCGCCGACGTTGCGCGTAGTCATCCAGCACTAGGGCGCCGGACAGCACCGCCATGTCCATCCAGGCAGCACGCACCGGACGACACAGCTGATGCACATACACGCCGAATTGCAGTTGCTCCAGGCGCCGCCGGAACTCGTTGAGCACTACCCGCAGCGCCCGGTCGTTGACCTCGCGCATATCGCCGGTAAGTATCTCGTACGGGGTGCCCGAACCCGCCGCCGCAGCCATCAGCTGCTGCCGCATGAAGTCCGGGTAGTTGTTGCCGGCGTCCGGTGGTTTGGAGAACTCCACCTCTTCACCTGGCCCCAGCTCCTGCATGGTGCCGGGTTCTAAGGCGACCATCGGCGTGAAGCCGTCGCGGTCGGTGGTCAGAGGTTGCCCCGTGACAGGGTCGCGTGGTTGCTGCCCCATTTCCGGTGCCGGTCGCTTGATGAAACCGGCAAACAGGTTCGCCACCTCCTGGCGGAACAACACCGCGTCATCGTAGTTGTCCAGGCTGCGCAGGCGTTTCAACACCGGGGCCAAGCGTGGCACACCGCGCAGTTGTCCTGGCTCCATCGGTTCGAAGATGTGTAGCACCTGTGTCGCCGGTACGCGCACCAGCTGGTTGTAACCAACGTTTAACGACGACGAATCGCGCGGGTGCGACAAGTACATCCAGTACGCCACACGCTTGCCGGCCGGATTGAACTCGATCCCGGCGCGGATGACGTTACCGTTTTTGGCCGTCTCGAACTTGTCATGTGGGACAAACTCAGGTGCCAGCGCCTGCAGTTGTAGCGGCACCGCTAACCCCTCACTGAGGCTGCGCGGCCGCAACCGCACAAAGCACTCACCGGCCGTTTCAACCGTGCGCGCCACCAGGGCCTGCATGCCGTAGAAATCGGTCAGTTCATCGGCGTCCGCTTCGTCAACCCAGTCGTCCCACAATTGCTGCTGGAGTTTGCGCAGTTCCGCGTCATCCGTGGTCGGCCTGGGGGTGATGCCGGTGCCGATCAGGTTGCTGACGCGCTTGTCGATGACATTGAAGGCGTACGGATCATTGCGCACCGCCGCCCGTGAACGCGCCCGCAGGTTGCGCAGGGCCGGGGTGTTGATGCTGTTGATGCCGTTGTCGGTGGCTTCCCAACTGGCCGAGCGTCGGCCCTCACCCGCGCCTTCGTAACTGGCCTTGATGTTCGACGGCAGCAAGAATCCATTACGGGTCAGCGTCGGATAGTGTCGTGCCATTAGAGTCCTTTGCCTCCATGCATGAGCCGAACGACGCGAGAGCGCGGCCCGGCGGCTTGACTCAGCGACGTGCGGATCTCGTCACGAGCCTTGAGCAGTTCGTCGATGGAACGGTATTCCACCGTGCGGTCGCTGTAGCGCACGGTCTTTTCACCGCGTGCAATGGCTCGCTCGATGGCTTCGAGGTGCTTCGGGGTAAACGACATATCAGCGTCTCTTCAGGTAACCGCTGGTGGAGCTGCGGCGTTGAGGGGGTGCTGCGGGTCGCGGTTGGGCGACAGGTGCAGCAGGTGGCGGTGCGGGTAGCGACTGACGCGCCGCAACTGGTGCCGGTGCCGGTGTTTCGTCAGCGTCGACGCGCTCGCCCTGCACGGGCTTGACGCCCAACACATCGTCGAACAAACCGGACTGAGCCAGCGCCTGTCGCACCCGCTCCCAGTCGTGTTCCTGGTACCGGTTGATGCCGAGGTAATGCGCCATCGCCAGGCAATACACCATCAGGTCGAGCGCCTCGTTGCGCTCAGCCTTGCCCTTAACCCACTCGATACGCCTGTAGCCTTTGACGTATCGGGCGACCTTGCGCTCAGCAACGCACTGAGCGAAGAACTCGTCCGGCAGGTCGTTGGCAAAGTGCAGCGAACCAGGGCCATCCTCGAAGGCGTAGCGGTTGTAGATCCAGTCCTTCGCGGTGTCGGTACCGACAAACCACAGTTCGGCGCCGCCGCGTTCGGTCTGGCCCTTCCAAGTCACGTCGACCATGGATGGCCGCTGAGCAATTACCGGCTTGCCAGGCTTGCTCGCGCCCTTGATGGCGAAAATATTGCGCCAGCGCCGCACACGGCAGAACTGGTACACCTCGTCGGTGTGGTGACCGCCGGAGTCGACGCCCGTCGCCAGGATCGCCAAGCCGACACCGCATGGATGCCGGTATCGAACCTTGAGCTTTTCGTCCAACACCGCCCAGGTGCGCTCATCGGCAGGGTCGCCCCAGATCACCTGGTGGTCGACCACCCAACGTTCCATGCCGACGCCGAAGCCCATTACCATCAGTTCCAGGCGGTTGGCCTGGACGTCGACGGCGCCGGTCAGCATGAGCACGCCCACCGGCATGCTGCCGAGGGTATAGGTCTCCAACCTTGCCCGAGCGACCAACACCTCAGCCTTGGTCTGCTCTTGCGCGCTGTCCCATACCTTGGCGAGACGGGTGTTGTAGAACACCTGCATCAAGCCCATGTCGCCCTTGGCCTGGGCCTTCTTGGCGTCTTCGAACTCCTCGGCAAGGGAGGCCCAGTCCTTCCAACCAACCGGCGAATAGAGCGCGTTCAGGTGGAAACCCACCGTCTTCCCATCGCCGCTGCCATGGGCACGCCACTCACCACGGGCAAGCATGTCGGTCTTGTGATGCTCCTCGATCAGCACATCACATTCAGGCGCGGCGCACTGGTAGTGAACCGTGCTGTAGTCCTTGCTGTAGAGCAACCGCTCCCACTCCAGCACCTGCATATGGCCGCAGGTGGGGCATGGCACGTAGTAGTAACGCTGGTCGCTGGACTCGAACAAGTCCGAGATCCGCGAGGCCCCCTTGATCGTCGGCGAGCTGGAAAAGTAGATCTTGGCGTTGCGGCCAAAGTTGGTAGCACGCGTTTCCGCCAGCACGATGGGGTCACCTTCCTGGCCGACGTCGTTCTCCCAACGGTCAACCTCGTCGCCGTAGATGTAGCGTGCCGACAGCTCGGACAAGTTGGCCGCAGAGCCCGCAGTCGTGACGTACAAGGCGCCGCCCTCGAACTCCTTGGTGTCCATGGTGTTGCGGGCATCCCGCGAGCGGCTGGCCGCTACCCGCTTTGCCAGCTCCGGGGTTGCCTTGATCGTTTTGCTAATCCGCCCAGAAACGCGCTTGGACAGGCTCAGGCTGGGTAACAGCGCCAAGATGTTGGACGGTGCCATGTGGATCAGCCCGCCCATCCAGTTCAAGGCGATCTGCGTTTTCATCAACTGCGAAGCCACCATGGTGACCACTCGCCGGCAAGGGTGGGCAGGTGACAGGCAACGCATCGGCTCGCGGGCATACGGCGTCCGGTCGGTGCGGTACTGGCCCGGTTCAGGGGCGCCGGTATCACGCGGGATACGCATGTATTCGTCGGCCCACTCGTCAATCCAGAGGTCTGGGTCGGGTCGCAGCCCACGGAAATACGCCTCACGGTACGCACGGTCCCCGTCAGGAAATTCCGTGGTCATAGGTCAGCTCGTTGTCATTGCTCGTTCAAGGTCGGACGAGGACATGCGCTCAGCCTCTTCCAGTGATTTACGGAGTGTCGCCGTCAGGTGTTTTTCGATGTCCCAGGGGTCGGTCATCACTGCCAACTTGTGGGACAGCTGGGGCAGTAGGCCGAACAACTGGTCCCGCAGATGGCGCCCGGCGTTGTAAGCACCCATCTCGACGGCATCCCTGGAGACCAGGGAGCCCTGCGCCTTGTGCAGCTCGATCTCGGCCAGCTGCGCTAGGTTGTATTCGCGCATGGCGCGAGCCTTTTGGAAGTCGTGGCCCTTGGCGCCGACAGCATTAGGCTGCTGCGGCGCAGCCGTGTTAGTCGGCTCGGCCAGGGGGGACAGTTGACTGTAAACGTCACGCTGAATCCGGTCCTGTTGGTGTCGAGCCGCGACGGCTGCCTTGCTGGGGTCGGCGGTTTCGATGATCAGTGCTTCGGTTGCAAGCACGTCCACCATCTTGCCATCCGGCGACAGCACCAGCCGGTTGTTGCCTTTGAGCCAGGTGATGTAGCTCGGCGTCCTGCCGATGCGAGCCGCGAAAGCGCTTTTAGACAGGAACAATGGATCCGTCATAAGCCCTCCTTTTCAACGGCTTTTCAATGGAAACCTTTCAATTTCAATGGATTGAATTTCAGTAAGCTGGCAGCCCGTCCGCTAACGCTTTCCCGCGGGTTTCCGACCCCGTACCCCTGGAATGTTGCCAGGGTCCCCGGCGCCAAAATCACCC